TATGTTGACAATATCGTCAAGGATTACGTCGCCGGGATGAGCGAGAAAAAGGTCGCGGAGAAATATGGAGTATCCCGAACTCCCATACGTAGGATACTTATATCTCGAAACGTTAAAATCAGAGGCCGCTCCGACGCGGAGATAATTAAATGGCGCGCTATCCGCGAGAACCCCGACGCTATTATCAGACAATGCTCTCGCGCGTGGATTGCCAGAAGAAACAGCTCTGACACCGTCGCTTGTAACGAAAGAAGAAAAATCACCCGGGACAAAAGAGAGTTTGTCGGAAGTATCGGAAGATATGAATCCGCCATTATTTCCGAACTCAAAAGAAGAGGATATGTCTTTGAGCACCAGACCAGAATCAGAAATACATCCCCTGACGCTCCGATAACCAAGCCATTTCACTATATCGACATGACCTGCAAGAAACTCTCCGTCGCCGTCGAGATCGAGGGCGGATGGGCTATGAATCCAAGAGGTTCCATGCGAGAGAATCGTATCAAAGATATCATCGGCTCTGGATACTCCATGCTTTTTGTAATTATCAAAAGATATAGCAGGCGCATCAATATCTCCGCGATAGCAAACAACATAATCGCCTTCACAGAGATTTGCCGCAGAAACAAATCCCCTCTCCGTGGCTATGGGGTGATTTTCAGTGACTCGTATTCTGTTGCCATGCCGAGTAGTTATCTCAAAGGCATACCCAGAATAAAAGGATTTTAACGCTCCTATAAAAGACCCTGAAACGAGCGTATCTGGAAGCACGCAATTTATGACCATTCCCGGCCCTCCGACGGAATCGCGCGGGAATTTCATCCCGCTATCACCGCCGCTGCTGAACTCAAACGTATCTCCAAGGATAGCAGTCTGACCGTCTAGTGCCATGTGTAACTCGCGCACACGGTCGTCCGCTGATGTTATCCATTCGGTTTTCTCTATCTTCTCTTCCCTGTATGCATCGAAACGCGCGAGGGATGCGACAGTTCCCATTTCAGTACGCGCGATAGTCAAACTCGACGACATACCGCCGAGGTCGAAATCACCATGGGGCACAATCGGCTTGCCGAGTCGTACCTCGTACACATCCCTGATCGCCTGCTTGACGCGCTTCGCCATTTCCGACGGCGTGACACCTTCCTCCATGCTCTGCATGATGGTCATGTCTATGGCATCACGCGCGACGGTGAACGTGTTCCAGTTGATCTCGTCAAGATACGCCAGTCGCTGTGAAATCCAGTAGTCGATCCGCGCGTCGGACACCTCAAGCGAGATACCGCCGCCAACCCTGAACCTGAAGCTCTTTTTCCCTGCAAGTTCACGCTCAACCTGATCAACTTCGGCCTGTGCCTGTGCATTAACATTCGGTCGGTATATCTTCACGAGCTTTGCATTCTCAAGTGTAGGGTCAGGCATGAACAAGTATCCGCTTGAGTCTGACTTGTCCTTCTCCTTCATCCACTCGTCAACACGATCCTGCATCTCATTCCGCTGTGTGATGAAGTATCGGTCAAGATCACGCCTGAACGCGCGCTCGTGCGGGTCAAGTATGCGGAGAATGTAGTCCTTGCTGTACTCTTCGCGCGCGTCGCGCACTACGGTCACAGGCGTGTCTTTCACAACTGTGTCGGGCGCGTTGAACAGCATCGGCCCGGCAGTCGGTGACTTGATCGGTTCGGATAGATGCGGCCAGCGGGTGAGGTCTTCTTGTGTGAGCGGGATTTCCATAAGCCGCGCGGCAAGCTCTGGAGGGAATGCGTACTGCTGGCAGAGTGTCCCGCCAGTCTTTATGCGTTCCGATATGTCAGATTGTAAAGCAGGGACGCGCGAGTAATCGGTAATGAGGTCATACTTGTCGTTCTCAATGTAGTTGATCCACTGATTATTGATGCTGTCAAGGATTATCTGATCTGTGGGAATGTACGTATCCTGCCAGAGCATCTTTCGTCCTTCACGGATGGTGGCAAAATTAATTTCCTCATAATCCCCGAGAGCGATGCGGTTAAGGCGGTACGCTGCGATAACCTTCTGGCGCAACCACTTCGATTGCTCCATGTACTGCATGTCGGTCTGTGAAAGCGCGAACTGCTCATACTTCATGCCGCCGGTAAGGAAGGCAACCATATTACGCCTTGATCCTGTGTACTGCTTTCCCCACTCTTTTTTTATCTTCTCAAGGTCGTCATCGCGAATAAACTGATCGGTATGCACCTGCCCGGCCAACCGCCCATCGTTCTCGAATATATTCTGATTGTAAATGTCTGCATGTATGTCAAGCTCAAGCGCCTGTGCGATTGGCATCACCGGCGACATCCCTTTAAGAAGATCATAAGGGTTCTGAATATTGACCCTGATTATTTCGTATGGGGAAAACTCTATGGCGTTTTCCGACGTTATGTTTTTACCGAACGACCACCCTAAAAACTCCTGCCTATTTCCACTTATTTTCTTTGTGCGCGGCTCGAAGTAGTTGTCTGGATAAACGTACAATTCACCTGGAATCTCACGGCGCAGATCGACCTTCATATCCCGCTTGACGTTCCACGGAATGATAAAGCACTGCCCGCCACGCTTTACATCCGTTTCTGCTGGGAGAAGGATATACGATAGGATTGCCCGCCAGAATTGCTGTTCGGTCATTAGCGTGTTCGGGCGCTTCAGCACGCGCAAGATTTCGTGGTCATCAATTATCTTGCCTGTTGTGTCACGGAGTTTCCTTTTGAGCGGGGCTATATTGCTGACGATGGTAGATACGCATGAGTAAACCCAGACATGGTACAAGTACGGCTTAGTAAGAACGTCCTGTACAGATATGCCGTTCTTCCCGCCCAACAACATCCAGAACGCGGTGTCGAGATTCTGCGCTTCGGCAGTTCTTGTTTTCGGTTTCGATGCTGGACGCTTTCGCGTCGTGCGGGTTGTCCGCTTTGTTGCCATCGGCATGGGCTTAACCTATCGCTACGCGACAGTCAAGGGATGCATCTGTGTCGGCGACAAATATTTTAGAGATGCCCGGAGTATCATGCCATCCACCGGCGATATAGTAACATGTCTTCGCTTCGTGATCGTTCTGTCCTGCGGCGCGGTGCTTGACCGTCCCGGCAGTGGCAACGAGAAGGCGATGTACGTTTACCTCGAGGGTCGTATCACTCCTGTCAACGAATGCGATGTCGTTTCCTGCGGCGAGCGTCGCGGATACGTCATACATCCAGCCTGCTATTTCGTTTGAATTTCCATCCACCGGTACGGAAACAGTCGTGATCGCCATGCGGGAACCTCCTTTATATACTTAATTTTGGTACGCGCCTGTTCTCAATATAATCCACCGCGTATCTTCGTGCGTCAAGCAAATGGCTGAAGTAGTGATTTGTTTTTTCAGTCAATTTGCCGTTCTTGTCTGGTATATACATAAAGTTACGTTGTTCTCTTATTCCATTCAAGCTATTTTTTGTCCAGAACTGTTTATACTGGTTTACCTTCTGATGTCCGTATTCTACGCTCCCATGTCCTTTGTTGCATGGAATAGCGTTGTATCCCGCTCTATAAAGCTCCTCTATTGTCCTCGGTTCTGCACTGTCGCAGATTATTTCATCATGCCCTTTTTTAATCCCTACCGATTCCATGCAATGAGCAAGATCTGAGTTTGTCATCCCTGTTTTATAAACCATTTCCTCACAGTACAATTCATCGCCGCATATCCGCAATCTTACAAGCGCGGTGGGGTCTGTAGAGAATCCGAAGTCAAGACCGAATATTTCAGCAGAATAATTTTCAGGCATCGTAGTGACTATCGTGAAATTCGGATATACGAGACCTTCAATTTTTCCGACAAGACCTTCTCCGTACACGCGCCACCAGTTCGGATCTTTTAGACGGCGCGACTCAATATTTTTTACCACGTCTTCAGGCAATACATCTAGCGCGTCTTTATATGTGGAATGGATAAACACGTTTTCTTTCGCTGCCTGCATTTCATTCGCCCAGAATTCGTGTGTCGGGTTCCAATCAAGGAAGGTGAAAAGGCGTGTGCGTATGTCGAGTTCGTTGAACGCATCAAACGAGATATTGTTACATTCATTTATGTAAAGTATGTCTCGTCTGCCTCCACGAAGTTTTGTTGCGTCATCAGCAGAGAAGAATTCTATCGTTCCATTGCTCGAAGCGGAATAAATGCAATCGGTAGCGTTCCATTTGTT